GTGAAAACGTTGAATTCGCAGTCTACCGAAGATGGACTGCCCCTGAACACCGTGAAGAGCTCAATGCCCTCCTCGCCAACGAAGTTAACTCCAAGGCAGTGACTAAGTTGGGCCTCAAGTATCAACCGGGCTGCTCCCGCCTCAGCGGGTCAGCGTTGACTACTGATGGTAACAGCATTGCGAACGCCTTTGTCTCATACATGGCTAACCGCCAGAGTGGACAAAGTGTTAAAACAGCATATAAGAACATAGGATTGGTTTACGGCGATGACGGACTTCGAAATGGCACAGCCTCTGATGAAGTCCTCATGACAACAGCATCCTCGCTCGGATTTGACCTCAAGATCATCAACCGAGCCAAACGCGGGAATAAGGTCTCTTTTCTGTCTCGCATTTATGCAGATCCCTGGTCCTCACCGGCATCTGTGCAGACTCCATCGCGCACTCTTCTTAAGTTGCACACATCATGTGACCAGAATGAAGATGTTGAAGCGATTGGATGGGCCAAAACGCAAGCGTACCTCGTAACTGATGGATCAACACCTTTCATCAGCCAGTGGTGCAAAGCCTATCAAAGAAACTGCACAGCAAAGATCGTCGACTACGATGATTTCAGCGACATCCCCTTCTGGGTTAGAGATGAAAATTCTCTTAGCAACTCTTGGCCACAATCAGATTCTGACGTGTGGCTCGAAATTGTTGCTGATGATCTCGGTGTTTCTGTCTCTGAGCTTGGAGACCATATTACCAAGCTCGACAACTACACCGGGCCACTCGCTGGCCTTCCCCGTCTGACTACCGCCTTGAACCAGGAACCAAAATTGGAAGTCGCTATGGACGGCGAAGTGCATGCCGGACCTACCATCCGAGAACCGGAACAAGATGGACAAAACCCATCAAGCGATCAACCAAAACCTGAAGCAGCTGCCCCAGCTGTTTCAGGAGATGGCGGCTCGGCGCAACAGCCTGGGAGGGCTAAGCGCAACCGTCGCCAACGAAATG